CCTGATGTTGGACCAATAGCGATTGTTACTACAGTAGCACCTGAGTCCATGTGGAAACCTTTTGTTTGATAGTTCCACGGTTCTGCTGGGTCAACTTCACACAAGTTATTTGGTTTTTGAACACCTTTGAACATAAAGAAGTCAGGGTCATAACCAATTTGTGATGAAATACCTAAGTAAGATGTTCTTACTCTATCTCCAGCACTTTGAACTGTATTATCTCCCGCAGTTGTACCAAATGGTGGGTTATAAATAATTTCACTTGGGTAATTGTATGATGTTTTATATACAGGGAATGGAGGAGTTGCGTTAGCATATTCTCTAATTTCATAACCTTCAAAACCACAAGGTAACGAATCGGGGTTAGCATCCACATTCATTTCCAACATGATGTATTTTGAATTCAATGCGTACTCACCATCAGATGTACCAATTTTTACAGCCACATAACTGTTAGACGCTGGGTCTAAACTACAATTAGTGAATTTTTCAATAACTACAGGATTTGAGTCAGTATCGTAGAACGAACGAACCGCTAAATCAAATGAACCATTAGTATATGAAATGTTTTGAATTGAAATTTTAATTTGTAGGTTTGCCGAGTCACCATCACAAACTGTGATTATTTTGAACAATCTTTGAACTGTGTTACCACGAAGTTGTGATACAACCCAAGGTGATTCAGCTGATTTATAAGGAACCAAATAATCTGCGATAGTGTCTGTTGTTGAAGAGTATCTTAAACCAGGTAATGCGATAAAATCAGAGTTAAGACCTCTGATATAACCTTTATTATATGAGTAGTTTAATAAGTTTGAGAATTTTTCTTCAACAAACAAAGGAACCTCAGTTCTTATTTTACCGAAGTTTGTTTGACCAAATACTTTAGTAATATAATTTGTGTCTGAAGTATTCAATGATGTTACAAAACTGAAGTCGGTACCATCCGCAGTTTGACCCGAAATAGCAAATGTTGCAAATGGGTTTTGTGTAATTGCGGAATAAGTTCCTGAATCATTAATAATAACATCAGTTAAACCTGAAACTGTATAATCAGGACCTGTGTTGGTACCTTGATATGTTGCAAGACCTCTTGAACGTAGAGTTGCTGCAACCATATTATTATATTCACTATACGCAGTACCTGAGTAGTAATAAACAGAACCCGAAACGGTTCCTGAGAAATTTCCTGAACCTAAGTTAGTCAATGATGTTACAACTGAGAACCAAGAATAACCTGTGTAATTATCTCCTGATGAGATATTAAAGTTAGCGTAATACCAAGAGTCATTAGTTGATGCTGTATAATCGGCATCAGAGGTTGTTACACCTGAAACTTGATATACGTTGGTCGACGCAGTATATGCAGAAACACTTGGTGTGATAGCTGAAGATACTGTACCATAATAGTATATTGTAGTTGCGGATGTTGCCGAACTTGCAATAATACCACTTAATTGAGTATCAATCTCGGTTAATAAAGTACTTGTATTTCCGTCAAATTGTGTGTAGGGTGTATTCAAATTATTTTGAATAACTGATGGGAATGAAGTTAATAAATTTACAGTTCCGCCAGTATTACCCGAAAAATTTACTGTATAAGCTTGTGGTGAACCACTGAAACCTATTGTAGTTGGGTCAACATTCGCAATTGTTGTAATTGACCAAGATGGACCCGCATCGTAACCCGATAAACCCAATACTCTGGTAACAAACAATTGGTTAGATTGTTGTAGATAAGCTTTAGCAATGTACGCTAATTCGTACTTTGGAATTTGTGTGTTCACAAATTTTTCAGGGATGGTACCTCCGAAATAAGCTTCAAAGTCACTGTAGTTTGTGATAAAAATAGGTTCAAAAGCTGGACCTGTTAATGTCTCACCTACAACCCCCAAAGTAGTAACACCCACACTTTGAGCTACAAAACTTAAATCGAATTCTGATGTATAAACACCTGGAGAAACGAAAATTTTATTTGATACTGCCATTTTGTTTGATATTGTTCATGTTTTATTTATAACATAAATATTCAGTATTTTTAGAAAAACTTTACTTTCCAATATCTATTTATAAAATGGGCAGATTATTTTCTGCCTTTATTCTGCCTATGGAAAAGAAAATCAAAAACCTTAAGATATCAGTGGATTCACACACAATTTTGAAAAAATACTGTGATAAACGAGGTATCAAAATGTATAAGTTCTTAGAGAACTTAATTAAGGAAAAGTGTTCTGAAAAAAAAGATATCTACGGGGAAGATTAAACGTATGGAATCGCTGGTGGTTCCAAAACAATCTGATATTGTAGTGATGCTACTTGTCCCGCATTTGTTTTTGTGATTACAAAACGAAGTGTGTCGTTTGTATTAACTTGAATTAATGTAACATCAGTTCCATAAAAGTCAAAGTCGGAAGCTCCTTGAGGTTTAATATAAACTTCATAACCATTTTCATTAATAATGTTTTCATTTCCAATTAATGAAAAATTTCCTGTATAATCAGCAAGGATGTCTTTGGTTGTTTCTGATGTACCAAAGTTTAATGAATACTCAAACGATGATGGGTTTTGAGGAAATCTTCTTCTTTTTGGTGGGGGAACATTTCCAACAACTTCAAAACTATTGAATACTCTTGATACCGCAGGTGCCACTTCAAATTCATCAGGGTCTAATAAAAACCCTAACATAGTGAATTCGTAATTCTGAATGTAGAATCTTCTTCTTTGTATTTCAACAACCGACTCGTCAGAAATGTTATTCATTATGATTGGAATGTAATGTCCTTCAATCTTAGTATATGCTTGACGAGATGCGAAAGTTTGAACCACGTTTTTGTTAAACTCATTCAACTCTCTCATTCTATTACAAACAATTTTAACATTGTAAGTAATATCAACAGGTACAGGTTGTGGAATCTTATAGATATCCATACCTTTAATGTTTCCGTTCCAAGTTGGAACAGCGGCGTAATAGAATTCTTTTCTGTTTGGAATATTCCAAAGAAGTGCCGGATTACTACCGTACTTTACTTCAGGTTGACGGACAACCGTAATAAATGGTAATGTTGGGTTTCCGTTCAAATCTTGGACATCCCAAGTTTCTGTAAACTGAGCCCAGTTCTGAGTTGTAATAATTAAGTCAACCATTGGAATGATTTGACCTGATACAACCGTTTTTAAGTCATCTTTTACAAAATCCAAAAACCCCCTATCTAATTCAGGGTGTAATAACTGTTTTGGCAAATAAGTTCCGTCCTCAGTTATATAACTAAGTAATTCTTCTCTTCTTTGAAGAAGTATCTTCTCGGGTTTAAGGTTGATTGTCGGTATAACTTTTTTAGGATATCCCATTACTCTTTAACTACAAATAGTTTATTTTGTGAATTTATCATGTCAACTTCTTTTGCACGATAAACAGGCTCTTCACTATTTTTGTAAACAAACGAATCGTACTTATATGGATTATACGTTATAATTTTGTCTGACGGGGGGTTTGGAATGTAATCACAAGGGTATTCACAATATTCCAACAATGTTCCAATAACAAATGCGTGAACATTTTTTGACTTTTCTGAACGAACTTTTTCTTTACCACCTTTTCTAACTCTAAACTCAACATCACCCAATTTAACATAATCTGCGTGCATAATAACTTTACTGTCATACGTTACAGAAAAGGTATGTTTGTGTAAATTGTAATAAACCATTACTTTTTTACCCAAAAATATGTTATCGAATTGTGATTCGGTTATAAGAAGTTTCATTATATTCCTCTAAATTCGTTTTCGCTAACAGGTGTTGCAGTATAAGAATAATAAAAACCTTTATACCCACCGTATGTGTGTTTATTGTCGTAGTCAGGAATACCTGCGTCAATAACTGAATAGTATCTCGCCTCTGTTTCAGTAATCCAATATCCAATGTAATCACCCAATTGAATTTCAACCTGTAAATCAGCAAGTTCTTTTTTATAAACCGCAAATTTCAACAGACCTGGCTCGTTCTGAATAATTTTACTACTACCTAAGAATTGTTCTGAGGCTTCTTCAATTCTAACATAAGCATTAATCGAAATTGGCGGTAAGAATTGTATTCCGTCTTGTAATACTTCACCATAAACAGAGTCTTGAACTGTTTTGGTTCTATCAACTTTATATAATACAATAGTAAAATTCATATCACCCCCAAGCCATTCACGACCCATAGAAATATCTAAATCGAAATCTTCTCCACCAAAGAATTTACCTAATCTTGTAATTGGAACTAATTTTTCAGCCATATTGATAAATACTTTGTTTTTGATTATCTTTTAATAGTTTGGAAAATGTTGAGAACATAAGTAATGTGTCGGTCTTGGAAAGGAAGGCTCTCGACCTGTTGGAAACCTACTCAGGTGCCAACAATTACATTATGCGTTTGAGACAAAAACAAATTGATAAC